GTATAAGTCAGATCATAAGTACATGCTAACCAGTCCTGGAAGCGATCCTTGACCATCTGAGTGGAGTTATAGGAGATCATCTGACGAGCAACGTAGCGGTCGCAGTCAGCAGCAAACTGGTCATGATCAAACCGCTTATGAAGATCTCCCTTCTTGCCATAGAGGTTATCTTTAATGTCATATGGAGGATCATGATAGATGAAAGTACTCTTATCATCAGTAAGAAGTCCTTCATAAGACCAGTTAGTAATCTTCCAATTACGAATAATGTAACTATAACCTTTTAGTTTTTCAATTCCCGACATTGAGAAATTGGAATCAGACGCCTGTCGGGAGAAGGAGCTGGACTCAGTGAGACCAGAAAAAGAGCACTTGTTAATAACGTAGAAACTACAAGCACGAAATAGAGGGGAAATGGAATAGTCATTTACAAGTTCCTTTGCTTCTAAAAATAATCCACGGGCAGATGCTTGATCAGGATACCTAGACTTAAGTTCCTGTAGGCGACGATAAAGTTTTTCGCCATCATCCTGCAATACTCTCCAGAAGTTATATAGTGGTTCATATAGATCATTGACCCACATAGGAGTATCTGGATTCTCCTTACTGAATGCGATAGCAACGCTACCACCACCCAGGAATGTCTCACGATATTCTTTAATACCCTCAGGGAATCTCGGAAGAAGATATTTGGTGGCGCGAGACTTACCGCCTGGGTAGCGAAGTGGCGTCTTTAGAGACTTCATAGTTTGGTTCATGATATTTAAGGTATTCCCAAAATGTTAGTTTCAATTGCTTGACCGTCATACCACAGTGGGCAGCAGCGGCGGGTAGGTTCATGGAAGCATAAAAGAGTGCTTCGTGTGCTTCCTGTACGTTCTGAGGATTAGTCTTTACTCGCATCAAAGAATAAGTTTTTTCTTCTCGGGGGTAGCAATAGGTGAATACATTTGCTCGTACTGATCAATAATTTGCTGGTCAGGTTCAGAGACATAAACTACAAACTTAGATTGTACTTCAATCTCTTTGACATCCTTACTCAGCATTGGAGACCATGCAACAAACGTCAGAGTTCCTTGGGAGGATGGAACACCAACAATAGCGTTCTTTACAGTGATAGTACTATCAGTGCTATCTACCACTTCAGTAATCAAGTCCTCGCCAGAGGACATACGAATCAATTTTACGTTCATTTGAATTGACACTCCATCATAATTTCGGTTAGACATGCCAGAAGATTGATCTCCTGGTCAGCAGCAAATGCCGCCTGATATTGGTATTTAGCAATCACCAAGACTGCCATAGGAATAGTAGAAGGGACAAGAACATCATACATTGCTTCGTAGATGCGATGGATAACCATGTTAAAATCATTATCCAGATTTGCCACAACCCACTTACGAACAACACCAAACTCTTTGTTCTTCAAAGCATCGGTGAGTCCTTTGAGATTAATATCTGTGATCTCGGCAAGAATACCAGTATCAATGTTACCAGTATTACCATACTTCTGAAGTTGATTCAGTACACGACGCCAGTCAGGGAAGTGATTCTGAATCAGTTCCGCAACAACTTTAGGATCATACGCAACATTTTCACCCTCAAGTATAGTCCTGACACGGTTGAAAAATTGCCCCGCAATAGCTGCCTTTTCTTTTCCTTTGAATGAGAAATCAATGACTGAGCATCGTGATTGGATGGGGTCAATGATTTTGTTTTTGTAGTTACAGGTGAAGATGAATCGGCAGTTGCTATGATATGCCTCAATAGAACTCCGTAAGAGGAGTTGTACATCGTTGCCTGTGTTATCTGCCTCATCAATGATGATGACCTTGTGCTTGCTGCCTTGAAGAGATACGGTCGTCGCAAAGTTTTTTGCTTGGTTGCGTACAGTGTCCAGAAAACGTCCTTCATCGGATCCATTAATTACAATGTAAGATAGGTTTAGTTCTTCACACAATGCCTTAGCGGCAGTAGTCTTACCAACACCAGGAGGACCAGCAAGCAGAAGGTTATTCAACTCACCAGCAGCAACCTGTTGCTTAAGATCACGTTTGATACTGTCAGGCAGAATACAATCGTCAATCTTACGAGGGCGGTATTTCTCCACCCACAGATACTGGTCATTCATAGTATAAAAAGTGTTCAGTTAGAATCGGGTTCAAGTGCAATCCAGTAGGTCAGAGGCATCTTTTCATGCTGGAAGCAACTAATCAAGCGCTTGGACATAGTGACCTTATAATCTCCTTTGAAGATCTTCAGGTTCTCAACCTTCATGTTGAGTACAAACTCATCATCGGTAACACCGACATTTACAGAGTAAGTATTTGAAGTGTCGTTCTCCTTATCACGAACAACCACAGAGATCATCTCACCATCACCAATAACAGAAAGATCAGGGAGATTGTTGACTGCTGCCATACGAATCAAACGGGCACGGTCATCGTCAGTCAAAGTAAAACTCACATCTTCAGAAGGAAGTGTGGGATTGTCATCTGGTGCTTTCTTAATCAGACTAGGGTCTGCGAAGAAATACTTCATGGAAGAACGTGTGTCAGTAATCTTCACATGATGGTCAGCACCGAACTGCATGTCAGCACCCACCATCAATGACATGTTGCCAAGAAATTCACTCAAATCATAGATGGCAAAGTCTTGAGGGAATGCCTCAGTAACATTTGCTTCTGCAAGAATGTTCTCTGCAATAGAGAATGTACGCAGTTTGTGTCCTGCTTCTACAGCAATGGACTGATTGATCTGAGAAAAGTTCTTCAGAATTTCAATTGTATCGTTAGACAGTTTCATACTCATTGTGGATAATCACTTTTGTTATTAAGGACGCCAGAAAAATGGCAAAGAAGAATGCAATAATGAATTGCTTTAAGGATATCCATGAAAGGTATTTAATTGCATTTGAACGGCAGAACGGTTCTGCATCACCAATGCTCTCAATCAAATCAAGAGTCTGGGTTTTAGAGTCTTGAGATGTGTAGTGTGACTTATATGTACCAGACAAATAGTCACGAACTTCTTTCAGAACTACATCTTCTTCATACTTCCAGAAGTGTGATGCTTCCAGATTCAACTCTGGGAGATCAAGATTCAGTTCAAAATCATCCTCAGTCGGCATTAGTCAATTCCTCCATTTTACTAAAATTTTTCACTTTATCAAATTTGAGAACACGGTCAAATTTTTCAACCATGTGCTCTCGGTGCGAGATAATAAACAGATTAAGGTCGTTGGTAAAGTTTCTCAAAATATATGATAACTCATCAGTGCCCGTGCTGTCAAGTGAACTGTCAAAGATTTCGTCAAGGATAAGGAGGTTGGTGTCAACGCTGTTCTTCAGTTTTGCAACTGACCTCCAGGTTAGCATAAGAGCGATGTCAATGCGAGACTTCTCACCCTCAGAGAATGATGAGTAACTGAAATCATCCCGATAACGAGACTTAATAGTTTCCTCAAAACTCTCACTGAGCGTGAAGTTCACAAAGAAATCCATCTGCTGTAGATACTGGTTGATGAGTTTGTTCATCACTGGCAGATATCGTTTGATGATCCTGGTCTTGATACCAGTATCTTTTAGAAGGTTAGCAGCAACGCTAAAGTAATCCTTAGTCTCCTTGTGTAGGAATAAAGTCTGCTCATGTGCTAACTTTTGTTCCATTAAACTCTCTAACTGCTCTTGCTCTTTGCTTGAGTTGTTCTTACTATCAGTTATAGTACTAATCTCATTCTCAAGATCCTTAATCTGACGATTGATATGATTAATGATTCCATTGTTCTTATCAATGGCAGAATAATTATCTCTGATATCATTAGAGATTTCTTTGTATTGATTGATCTGCGTCTTTACATCATCAATTTGTCCGTCAAGAACTCCCCATGCTTTTTCTGTCTCGGAGATAGATTTTTTATTTTTATCTACCTTACTTTGCTTAAAGTCAGAATCTAATGTTTGCTTACATGTGGGGCAGGTATCATTGTTAGTATAAAATAAGAGTTCTTTATTTAAGTTGGAAAGTTTTGTTTTAAACTTTATCTTAAACTCTTTTAAACTATCATATTTTTTAGAGAGTTTATCACCGTCAAATAAATCACCCTTTCTAGTTTCAATATACTCTGTGATTTTGTGATTCTCTGCTGTAATATCTTCACTTTGAGATAGTAACTTACTGATCTTATCGCGCTTATGCTTGATCAGATTATCACTCTGTGTCTCAAGTTCCTTGATTAATTCTTCTTGCGACTCAATGCGATGCTTTACCAACTCAAGATCCTTGTCTTTGAAGCGAATGTCATCATTGACCTGCTTCATTCGGTCCTTAAGATTAGAGTTCATCGTAGAGAACACCTGAATATCCAGGAGATCTTCAATGATGTCACGACGTGATGCCAGAGGCAACTGCATAAAGGGAATAAACGTAGAAGATCCCAGAACAACAATCTGTGTGAATGACTTATAGTTCAGTTTGAGGATTGTTTGCTCTAGGGTCTTCTGCTGATCTGCTGCTGCGGCATCCTGATTCATCATCTCACCATCAATATAAACCTCAAACTTATTAGGTTTCATGCTGCGAATAATCTTATAAGATTTTTTCCCAACAGAAAACTCAACTTCCACACAGCAATCTTTGCCATTGATAGTGTTGACAAGTTGAGGTTTATTAATTTTACGGAAAGGTTTATTAAAAAGAACAAAGGTGAGAGCATCTAAAATTGTACTCTTACCTGCACCGTTCTTACCGATGATTACATTGCTACCATGTGAGTTAAGTTTGATTTCTGTAAAATTATTGCCGCTAGATAAAAAGTTTTTATAACGAATGGTTTCAAAGATAATCATATGTAATCCTGTGATGGTGGGATCATTAGTTCATTGGGTTCTACAATAGTGTAATTATACCCTGTGCTTTCACACATATCAATCATTGCTTCTGCATCAACCTCAACTGTATTCATTGGAGGAAAATCATCTGCCTCAAGGAGTCCAGCAAATCTCTCAGCATCTTCTATCTCAAGAAATAGCAGGAGAGTTCTCTCCATTTTACTATTCTGGATAGCATATGCTCCCTCATTCTCCTTGTCCTTAAGACAAAGTATGTACATTATACCACCTCCAATGCCTCAACGTAAAGGGACTTCATGATCTCCTTTAACTTATGACTATCTAGGTTGGTATTAAGTTCATCAACATACTTCTCTAGGATAGTCAGTGTGTCTTCATGCTCCAGTTCCATGTCAACATCATCATCAACTTCGGTAGAGAAGTCCTCAATGATCTTGAGATCCAACACAACATCTTGCAGACCATTGACAATGTAATCAAACATAGTGTAGTCTGTTTTATTTTCTACAACTAGTTTGACAACAGTATCCTTGCAGTCATCAAAATCTATAGTGGAATACTGATTCTTAGTATCATCATAGAAGATCTTCTGGAACATCTCGTATGGATTTTTGATCCAGTCTAACTTCAGAGTCTCTGTGTCCCAGATATGGAATCCACGTTTGTCAGCATAGTCATTCCAGTACATTTGATATGGATTACCAAGATACTGGAAGTTACCCTTCTTACTCTTGGTGTGAT